AGTTCAACAATTGTTGCTAAAACTCGTAAATTGAAAGCTGTATGGACTCCTGAATTAGCTCAAGACTTAAACGCTTACCATAGTGTAGACGCTGAAGCTGAATTAACTTCAATGTTATCTGAATATATTTCAATGGAAATTGATTTAGAGATTATTGATATGTTAATTTCAGATGCAGTTACTACTGACTATTGGTCAGCTAGAGTCGGCTATGAATGGGATTCATCAGCAAGTAACTTTAGTGCAAATCTACAAGCTACTAATGCGTTAGCTTACCAAAAGAACACTTGGTATCAAACTCTTGGTCAAAAGATTCAAAAAGTATCTAACAAGATACATCAATTGACTTTAAGAGGTGGTGCTAACTTCTTGGTTTGTTCACCAACAGTGGCTACTTTAATAGAATCTATACCTGGATATGCTCCAGATACAGATGGTACTAAAGACCAATTTGCTATGGGTGTAAGTTCAATCGGTGCATTGAAGAGCAGATGGACAGTTTATAAGAATCCTTATATGACTGAAAATACAATCCTTATCGGATTCAGAGGAAGTAACTTCCTTGAAACTGGTGCGGTATATGCTCCATATATTCCATTGATTATGACACCTCTAGTTTATGATCCAACTAACTTCACACCAAGAAAAGGTGTAATGACAAGATATGCTAAGAAAATGGTTAGACCAGAATTCTATGGTAAAATCTATGTTCACGGATTAGAAACTGTTTAATTAATTATTTAATTAATAAGCAATAGAATAAAGTAAAAACCCCTCTTTTTTGAGGGGTTTTTCTTTTATAATTGATATTTATTTATAGGTAGAACCATTAACAGGAGAATTAATATGCCAAGTCATTATCAAACAAGAAGAAATAGAAATTGTCCAGATGGAATGGAACATCAAATGCCAAATGGAAGATGGATGTGTGGTAAAACTCACAATAATACTATGGAGGGTGGTAATCCATGGAGACAACAATTAAATCTAATGTATAATACAGAAGAATATGGTGCAAATCCATATAGAAAAGGTGGATCAGTCAATAATGGAAGTCATAATTTTAATCAAGGTAAAAGGAATAGGAAATAATGTCTGATAAATTTCAATATGTTTATGCTGATCCAACTTTAGATGAAAATGAATGGGCTTGTGCACGAGAAGCTGAAACAAGTGCGTCTTTAAATACTCCATATGGAACTTATAATGATGATAATTCATTTTGTTCAGAAAGTGTTGATGTATGTAAATGGACTGCAAGAAGACTTGGGCATCCAGTTATGCAACTTGAATTTAATTCGGCTTCAATATATGCTATGTTTGAAGAATCTGTATCAGAATACTCACAACATATAAATAATTACAATATAAAGAATTGGATGTGGAATCAATATTCCTCTAAAGATGTAATTAGTGGTTCTCAATATGAAACAGACCCATCAAGTGCAGGTACTGGTTCATCTGCAATTATGGGAACAGGAAGAAAACAACCAGTTCATCCTCATTTAGGAACTGCTTATGTATTATCAGAACAATATGGTCAGGCAGTTAATGTTGGTGGTAGTGTTACTACTTATAGTGCTTCAATTGAATTAAAAGAAAACCAACAAGAATATGATTTACAAGAAGCATTTAGTGCATCTGTAGCAGGTACAGACTTAACTGGTAAAAGAATAGAAGTTCAGAGAGTATTTCACGGACCTAGATCTGCGGTGTCAAGATTTTGGGATCCATTTATAGGTACTTTTGATCAAAGAATGATGTTAGATCAATTTGGATTTGCATCTTATGCTCCTTCAACTACTTTTGTTATGAGACCAATTTATTATGATGTAATGAGAGCTGCAGCAATAGAAACGAGTGATTATATAAGAAGATCAAATTATTCATTCCATTTACAGGATAATAAAGTTAGAATATTTCCTAGACCTGACGGAGATGATGCAGGTAACAAGATACATTTTAGTTATTATATTAAAGATGATTTATCAGCTGATAGAGATTTTTCAGAAAATAAAGTTACTGATCCGAGTAATGTTCCATACAAGTTTATAACTTATGAGGATATAAATGCATCTGGTAGACAATGGATTAGAAAATTTTGTTTAGCATTATCAAAAGAATTACTTGGTATTATTAGAAGTAAATATGCATCAATGCCATTACCTAATGGGGAAGTGGCTCTTGATGGAGATGCTTTAAAAGCGGAAGGTCGAGAAGAAAAGGCATTATTATTGGAAGAGTTAAAAGAGTTTTTAGAGTCTATGTCGGTGGAGGCTAGAGCTACTGCTGAACAAGAACAGGCAGATGCTCAACAAGAAGTATTAAGTAAAACACCTTTAACTATTTACATGGGGTAATATATCATGGCAAATAAACCATTTTTTGTACCACGAAAAGAAATTGATTTATTCAATTCAATGAATGAAGAATTGATTGATGAAATAGTTGGTCAAAATATAGACATTTATAAAGTTTCACTTGATGAAAGTAATGCAAATATATATGGTGAGGCTGAAGATGGAATTAAATATTTTGAAAAAGGATTTAGAGTCAATTGTCTTATTTTATTTAATGAACCAGTTAATGATATGGCAGAATTTGGGACAGATATAAATGCTGACATGGAAGCTTATTTTTTGAGAAGTTCATTAGAAGATACTGATTTTTATCCAGAAACTGGTGATATACTTGATTGGAATAATTTCTGGTGGGAAGTAGATGCAGTTACAGAACCTCAATTAGTAGCTGGTCATCCAGAATTTAATTTCCAAGTTAAGATGACTGCTCATAGAACAAGATTATCAAATGTTAACATTGAAGAAAGGGCAAGATAATGTCAGTTAAGAAATTAAAAGTAGGACAAAGATTTTTTCAACTTGATCAAAAGAGTAAAGTTAAAAAATCTAATAATAATCCTAAAAGAGTTTATGTTGAAAGTAGTGTTAATAATGGAACTTTAGATGTAAACAAATTAATGGATATGATTTCTAATAAATTTGATAATTTAGGAAAAAATTTAAATCAAAGAAGTATGTATGGTGAGAATTTAGATGTTACTAATAAATTAAATCCAGTTGAAGTTGATTTTAAAAAAGAAATTTATATAAATAAAGCAGAGTTATCAAAAGTTACTTCTGAAGAAGTTAAAGGTAAAGTTGAAACTAAAGTTGATAAATTAAGAAGATTGAGAAAACAAAATGGCCGTTAAACCAATTACAAATCCATTTCCTATGCCTATTGAGAGAGTTAATAGAGCTCAACAAGTTTCTACTAGAAGTACAACTTCAAGTAGTAGTAATAGAGAACAAACTGTAATTCCAGGTTCAAATTATTCTGATAATTATGAAATGGCTTTGATGGACTTGGATAAATCTTTATTATCTCATGTAAATAAAGTAATGAATATTCAAATTAGTGAAGCTGGTGAACTTAGAGATGTTCCTGTAATGTATGGTAATGAAGAAAGGTGGGCAAATTTTAGAAGAAGGGGAGTGATTAGAGATAGAAATGGTTCTTTAGTTTTACCTTTAATAATGTTAAGAAGAAATTTAGTTAACTTTAATGATAACTTACCAATGTGGCAACATGATTTGTTGGGTAAAAGTATAGAGATAGTTAGATCTTCTAAATATTCATCTAAAAATCAATATTCAAGATTTGCTTTACAACAAGGAATTAAACCCGTAGAAGAAAGAATAATAACAGGAGCTCCCCAATATGTTAATTTAACTTATAGTTTTGTAGTGTGGACACAATATGTTCAACAGATGAATAGTGTAGTAGAACAATTTTTAAATCAACATAATAGATATTGGGGTGACAATACATCTTATAGATTTTTATGTAAAGTCGAAGGTGGTATAAATGATGCTACTCAACTTGAAGTTAATCAAGAAAGAATTATTAGAAGTACTTTTGATATAATTCTTCAAGGATATTTACTACATGAATCAACATCTAATATAGTTAATAAGAAACAAATGAATTTTAAGAAGAGTTTAACGAGAGGAAGAGTCACTTTTTCTGAAAATATTGAATAAAATCATAATAAAATCTTATTTTTGAATTTTTTTTTAATATTTATATATGATTAATTATATAGTTACTTTAAGGAGGTTTTATAAATGAGTGAAGCGATAAAATTTGATGATAATGAAATATCATCATTGAAAGAATTACAAGATGGATATTTATCAGCTCAATCTCAATTTGGACAAATAGCAATAGCTAGAATGAATTTGAGAAAACAGGCTGATGAATTGAGTATAGTTGAAGAGGAGGCACAAAAGCGTTTTGTTGACCTACAGAAAAAAGAAAGAGATTTAGTAGATGAACTCACAAAAAAATATGGAGAAGGTTCATTGGATCCAAAAACTGGGGAGTTCACGCCAGTCAAAAAAAGTAACAATCAGGAATAATAACAAAATACATAAAGATATTCAGAGAATATCATCTAATGGAGAATAAATTATGGCAGAAAGAATAGTATCCCCGGGTGTATTTACTAGAGAAGTAGATGCGTCATTTCTACCTGCGGCTGTATCTGATATTGGTGCAGCATTAATAGGAGTATGTTCAAAAGGAC